CCGGGAAGGTGATCGTATTCGCCAGCGTATTGGTGGCCGCCGCGCGGATGCGCAGACGATCGCCAGCAGCCACGACCAGATTGGCCGCGGTGCCGTTGAGCGTGAGCGTCCGACGAGCATTGGCCGTGGTGGCCGTACCGCCGGTCGCCTTGGTCGTGTTGGCGTCAGTCGCCGCCAGCATTACCGCTGTACCAGACCCCGTTGTGCCAAGGTTGGTGATGGTGAACGTGATGTAGTTGGTGTCGTTGGCCGCCAGCGCGTCCGTGCCGGAGAACCAAGCTGACGAGAGAACGCCAGCCGCCGGCGCAATGACGTAAACGTCGCTATTGCCGGTGGTGGTGATGGTGGCGCCCTGCTGGCTGACCGAAATACCGCTGGCGATGTTTGAGGCCACCTTGGCGGTGCTGTCAATAGTCGAACCCGTCACGGTGCCGCCACTGATGGCGGCGCCCGTGATAGTCGTGCCAGAGACAAGCTCGGGGTCAGAGTAGGCGACGCCGACTGATTTTGTATTCGGCATTCAAGTTACTCCAGATGGGGGAGAGGCGGCCCGTAGGCCGCCTAGATGTTACGCGATACGATAAATCGTATACGCCGCCGTGCCGGTCTTACGGAACCGGAAGATGGCCGACGAACGATTGGTCGTTGCGGCGCCGTCCTGAACGACTGCGCTACCAACAATCGTGTTGCCCGTGCCCGCGCCGAACGTGACGTCGTTAGCCGCATCATCGCCGATATTGATGAAGCTGACATCAAACGCCGTGTTCGTCCTCATGCTGGGGAACGCCGCGTCGATAAGAGCGCCGGTCGGGAACGTATACGTGCCCGCGTCGGTGCTGCCCGAGTCCATCGTGACGACGCCCGCAGCCAAATTGGCGGCAGTGACGGTGACGGTGGCGCCAGTCAAAGCCGCAGCAGCGCCTTGGGCTTTGAAAATAGGCTCGTCATTGTTGCCCGCGCCGATCTGATAGCCGCCATCGCCATTCGGGATAGCCGGAGTAGGTCCAAAGGATTCGAGCGGATAGGATGCGCCCTGCGTAGTGATAGCCATAGTTCTGATCTCCTTGATGGGGTGTCGGGCGGCCCGCAGGCCGCCCTCAGCGTTGAGTTAGCCCCAGAGGCGCACGGCCATCTGCGGACGGATGACGCTGTAGCCGTACAGAACGTCGATACGGCACGGCAGACGGTCGTTATTGATGTCGTACTGACGAACAATGCGGAGCGAGATGCCGTTGTGGACCTGACGCGAGGCCATATCGACGCCCTGCGGAAGCATGAGGTCGGCGGTGGCGAACGCAATGGCGTCCTTGTGGTAGATCATGTTCTGCGGGTACTGCGTCGAGGGCGACCCGAGGAACGTGACAGTCTTGCTGTTCCCCGGCAGAGCGTCCACGGTGGCGAGGGCGCTGGAGGCGGAGTACATCGCCGCAACCTTAACGGTGGCTGTCGTGGACGCGGTGACGTCTTCAAGGCAGACAAACTGGAACAGCGAACCAGTGCTCTCACGGGTCTGCGGGTTCACGGCATAGCAATCCGCCACGGTGAACACGTCGCCAGCCTTAACCACCGTTGAGCCGAGGCCCGTAATGACGATAGTGGTGGCGCCTTCGGTCGTCACAGCCGCGTTGGTCGTGAGCGTGCCGGTGCGCGAACCAGTCGTGAACTGCTTGATCGACTGGGACATATTCAGCTCGTCATAGCCGAGAATGCCTTCGCCGAACATGCCGTTCTTGAACTGCTTCGAAATCGCCGAGACGGGGTTGAAGAGGCCCTTCATGCCTTCGATCAGCGCGGCGTTGGCGGCCGGGTTGACGGTGGCGTAACGGGGCGACATGACCGCAGCGTTCTCGTTCAGCTTCTGCTGGGCCTGCAACAGCACCAGAGACGTCGCCGGCGTCGTGCCGGGCGTGCCGACCGAGTTGCCGATGTACTTGAACGAGTTGGCGACATCCGCGTCGATTGAGGCCGCAAGCTGCGAGATACGCGGCTTGAGCACGCGCTCGGCGAAGTCGTCAAGCTGCATGGTCAGCTCGGCGGTCGTGAAGTTGACGCCGATGTGCTTCTGGCTGGAGACGGCGAGCGTGGTGTACTGCTCGTTGTCGTCCTGCACTTGCAGCGCAGCGCCGTCCGTGACCAGAGCGCGGTCGGGCAGGCGGATGCGCAGGGTGGAGCCGATCTTGGCGCCTTCAACCGCGAAGCTGTCGTCGTACTGACGGTTCACGGTGCGGGTGAGCACAAGGTTGTTCTCGAGGCCAAATGTTCAATCAGGTTCGCTACTTCCTGACCCGTCTTGTTTCCAAGACTGCTGCATGTCACCATGCAGAGCAGACTATCTCTTCACCTCCTTGCGGAGGGCTGTGCGCTTCGGGCCGCTCGGCCCTACTCCCTTTCGGGATAGTCGTTACGCCTTACACTGATGAGGACAAATGCCGCCGTTGCGGTGCTTACCAACCTGACAATTCATACATAGCACTTGATAGCCCGCAGGAAAAGCGTTTTTTCGGAGCCATGTGTAAAAAGCCGAACCACTGCTTGCATATGCCCCGCTTCGGCGCTCTTCGGCGCCGTCATTGTTAATATGGTCAATAGACAAGAATTTAGGTTCTGTTTCGCCGCAGCAGACGCAAATATAGCCTCCGTATGCGGCAAACACTGCATCGCGAGTGCGGGCGTTATTACGGTTAGTCTTATCGCGCTCAGCTTGTCGTATACGAGCTTCTTCTTCCGGTGTAGCTTTAGCTAATTTGCGATTGCGCCATTCGCGCGCATGTTCGCGCGCTCTTTCGCGATTAGCTTCGCGCCATTCTTGCATCCGGCGACGATGGCGTTCCGGGTCGCGGTCGCGGTATCGTTGCGCCGCTTCCCGGTTACGCTTTCGGACAAGTTCTTCCGGTGTCAGGTCGGAATTGTTCTCGTCATTGTCTTGGCTCGGTGTTTTCATGAAACAACAGTAGCATGAGGTTCACCGAATTCACACAGTTTTTTTCTTGCCGTCACCGGCAAGGGAGACCTGTTAGTTAATCTCCAGAGCCTTCCTTGTGATCATGTCAATAGTAAGAAGTGAGTTAGACATGATCCAGTAATCCTTTCACTGGTTTAGTTAGCGACGTTGAGCCTCCAACTTCCTGATCTGGCGCTGACGCTCGGCCTCGATCCATTCCGACGTGCTCATGGTTTTCAGCGAGCGTGGGTCGGTGGTATCATAAGCAGGAGACCCTGCCGTGCGAGCCGCAACCGGAGCTATGGGAGCTGGGGCGGTTGAGGTTTTCTTAACCGGCGGGTTCGAGGCCAATTTGGCTTCAACCTTACCGATTTCGCGCGCTTGCAGAATGGGCGGAAGGTTGGCGATCCGAGCGGCTTCCTTGGGGTTGGAACCGAGCCAATAGATGACATCGGGGCCAATCTCAGACGCTTGGATTGTCTGCGCCATCACGTCGGTAACAGGAAGGTTTGGGTTGTAGGCGACCTGTTCAAAGTCGTCGTACTTGCCGCGCGCGTCCTCTTCCCGGTCCTGATAGGCAGACAGAAATTCGGCTTGCTGCTTGGCCGCGTCCCGTTGAGCCAGAAGCTCTTGCGCTTTTCGTTCCGCCAACGCTTCGGCGTAAGCCTGAGCATTGTCAAAATCGTCGGGCGTCACGGGCGGAAGGGCTGCGGCTTGACGCCGGGCGGCTTCCTGTTCGGCAAGGCGCTGGGCCTGCTCTCGTTCCCACTTACGCTGTTCTCTGGCAAGGCGCTTGCCGACAATGGCGTCCAATTCTTCCTGTGTGAAAGTCTTGGCGGCCTCTGTCGTTTGTCCTTCCGGCGTGGAGGCTTCGGGGGCAGGCGTCGCCGTGACATCCTGTTCCGGCGCGGGGTCAACCGCTAGGGCATTCTGAGCTTCATCGCTCATGCAAAGGTTTCCTTTCGGACCTGATGTGCCGCATCAGTACGGTTAGAAGATAATTGACCACATTTTATAGTTACGGTCAATGTTAAGCGATTGGTTCGGGGGCCGGCGCTGGAATGTTCCACGGCAACGGCAGCGTCACGGCGGGAGGATTGGCTTGATCGGCGATGTTCTGCGCAATCACCGCCTCTATGTTGGCGATGTATTCAGGCGAGGTCGCTGCGTAGACCCAGCTCAGAACTTGATCTTGCGTGAGCTGGTCGTAGGGCGTGAACGGCGAGCCAGCCTGATAGGTCAGCTCGCAGCCAGCCGAGAAGGAGGCGTTATAAGTGCCGTCCGTTCCGCTCTTCGTCCAAATTACCTGAAACACGACATCCTTTTCGCCCTCGCGCTCAGGATAGCTGGTCATTGAGTTGATGTTGTCAACGTAGGTGATAGCCATCACGCAGCCTCCTGCATATCGGCCACGGGAGCCGGGTTGGACTTGTTAAATTCCGCCACAGCGCCTTCCAGCTTTTCATAGAGCGGCACGGCGGCCTTGGCGGCGGAAATACCGACGGCCTTTACGGCGGCGTCGATTAGGGCGCCGAGGGCCTGTACTTCATTGGCATTGAGTTCGATCTTCACAGTCGGTTCCATGTTTGCTTCTCTCTCAAGCGCCCATCCGGTGAGAGAACCGCCGGGCCGGATGGGCTTGCTCCCGGCGGTGTCGGGTTAGGCGGCGACCGCAGGCACTTTGTAAGCGGTGCCGGTGCTGTCATAGATGACGAGATAGCCGGTCGCAGTTGGTGCTGTAGCGGCGTATGCCGTATCCGTGGTCAGCTTGCCTTGGATCGGCGCGTAGGCGCTGTCATCGGCCAAACGTGCTTGCAGCGTTGTGCTGGAACGTTTCAGGGCGGGGAAGCTGGACGTGGTGCCGCCGAACTGGAGACGGTCAAAATCGGTTCCAGCGTTATTGGTAAGACGCCAGTTTCCGTCAGTACCGCCAAACAAAACGCTCCCCGTCCTATGCGAAAAAACGGAGTCTACAGTGACTGATGAACCAACACTTATGTTATTGGCCACAAACACGTTACGCGGCCTGTTCGCGCCCGACGCGCCGATGTCGTAGGTGTTGTCGGTGCCTGCAAGGAAATGACCGGACGAATTAATCTGCCAATACGAAGTCCCGGCAGACGAACGGAAATTAATTCCGTTACCGGTTGCCAAATCAAAATACGCGCCTTGCGCCGAAATAAACTGGATATATCGGCCCGTACCCGTTCCAGCGCCCTGAGAGTTGAATACAATGCCTGTGGTAGAAACCGTTATGGACAAACGCTCATAATTTGATGTGTCAGTATATGAACCATAGATATTGAACGTCTGCGCGCTGGTTCCATTCCGCAGCGCGAGGGTGTTCGCGGCGTCGCGGGCGAGGATAAGGTCTGACGTGCCTGATGCCGCCGAAGTGCTTGACCACTCATAAGTGAACGCGCTGTTATTCTTGAACCGCGTTCCGAAAATGTATTCGCCAACCTTAACGTTGCTAGCATACACGATTATCTGTTCGCCAGCGACCGTAGCGACAGAACCAGCATTCGTGCCGAGAGAAAGTCCCATTGCCAGCAGGCCTGTATTAGAAAAGCCAGCAGACGGATTTCCAACCAACAGGTATTTGCCGGATGTAAGCTCCATGCCGGTCGCGAACGCATTTTGCGCCGTTCCCGTTGAGCCAGCCGGGGCGACTTGGAAAATGATGCTCCCGCCCGCGCCCGTGCCGGTGCCTGCGGAGCCCTTGATCGTGAAGTTCGTGCCTGCGGTGTTCGTCGTGCCAGCGACCACAGACTGAACGCCGAGGGTCTGGGCGACCGGAGCGGCGGCGTCGGCTGCGCCAAGGCGAAGGGAGGCGGCGCCAATACGGGTGAGGTAGATGTCCGGGGTTATACCCGAACCAAGCTGGAACGCATTGCCGAATATCGTACTCGCGGTCAGGGCGCGCAAATCATTCGTGTTGCCGCTGTTGATCTGCAAAGAAGTCGGAACGGCAATTTGCCCGACAGCAGTATAAATTTGCCCAGCTTTTGTGACGCTGAACTTGCTCGACCCACCAACTTGCAAATCCATCAGCAGCGAGGCGCTGGCCGAGGCGGTGTCGGTAACGTTGAACTTCAGCCCCGTGAACGTGGCGGCGGCATCGTTCCATGTCTGAGACAGGTTCAGGACAGGCTGAGAGGTCGTGACCGTCGCGCCGGTCAGCGTCAGGCTGCGGTTAGTGTTATCCCATGACGTTCCCGCCATGCCCCCAAACGAGCCAGCAGCATTATACTGGATTTGCAGCGAAGAGCCGCCCGGCGACGTGGCCCCGCCCCCGCCGCTGCTCGTAGCGCCGAAAACCGATACGCCGAAGCCCTGATTTGCCTGAATGGTCATGGCGCGGCCCTTTAAGCGTAATAGGTGATGTTCAACTCAGCCGAAGCCGATGTCTCAATGAACTTGATGTTTTTCAGGTCGCCGTCATAGCTCAGGTAAGTGCCCGCCGTGACAGGCATACCCACAGACGCCGTCGGGTTTGTACCATCGTCGCGCCAGCGAATGTCCTTCGTCAGCGGGGCGATTAGCGCGCGAGTGGCGCCAGCCGGCACAGTCAGCCCGATAGCGGAGCTTACGTTAGTGATCTGCTGGTAGCCAAGAGCTTGGGTTGTCGTTTTCAGGCCCATGATAACCTCACGCAAGGAAGCGAAGTTTGTAGAGCGTCGATAGGTATAGCCCTACAATCTCGTCAATGATATTCTGAATGGCCGTATCGGCGCGGTCGCACACAGTATAGCGCGACTTTTCGATTTCTGCGAGGCTGTCCTCCAGAAACTCGACTATATTGCTCGTTTTCTTGGCCGAATGCAGGGCAATAGGGCCAATCAGCCCGTGTCGGCCCTGATACGCCTCGGCAAACTTGTCCGCCAAATCGATAACGTCGTCATAAAACCCGTTCAGGGCGCTATGTTTGGCGAACGACCGCGTGTTCAGATGCACCGAATGGGCGACATCGCGAGCGAGGAACAGGCAACCGACAAATTCAGCGCATTTCATGGCTGGGGCACCATTTCAGGAGGCATTTCGCCGTCAGGGGCAGGCATTTGCAGCATTTCGGATGGTTCTTCCATCGGCTCTTCGACCATTTCCTCGCGCGGCGGCAGGTTGCCGATCAGGTCGCCCGTGTCGAGCGCCGCCGCGATCGTGCCCATCACGATGTCTTGGATCTGTTCGGGCGTCATGCTGTTCTGGACCGCGGAGATGCGCTTGGTTTCGGCGTCGTAAGCCTGAATTTCGGCCTTGAACTTGTCCACCTCAACCTTTTGCGCTTCCACGCCGTCCTGAATGTGCTGGATCATGTCGATAGTGCGGTTCAGCTCTTGCGTCAGCGCCTCGATCTGCTGCTTGGCCGCCGCCATCTCGGGCGTCTGGTCCTCGCCGTCCATGACCTTCGGGTCGATGATTTTGGCAAACCGCTTGGCCATCTCCTGCGCGCCCGGCCAGTCCATGTTCTTGATGAACAGGTCGCCGGCGACGGTCCAGAGCTGCGGATTGGATTGCAGCAGCATCGACATGGCGTCGAGAGCTTCCTGCCGCTTGGTCATGTAGCCTGGGCCGGTGGTGACGCAGACGTCGTAAATGCCAACGCTCGGGTTGTAGATCTTGTCGATGACGCCGCCGTTCTGGTCGCGGATCTCTTTGACCGGCTCGGGCTGCATCGGGTTGATCTTGACCATGCCAACCTCGCCGTCGAGGCCGACGATGCGAGCGACGCGCTCGGTGTCGTAAATCTTGGGGATCAGGTCAACGAGCTGGCGCGTGACGTGACGGACGGCGCGGGACAGGTTGTCAACGTAATGATATGTACCTGTATCCCCCTGCTTTTCACGCGCCAAGATGGCCTTGCCGGACCGTTCATTGCTGGTAGCCCCAAGTGAACTGTCGTATTGACCCGTGGTTGACTTGATATCGTCAGAGGCGCCCATCTTGGCTTGAATAAGCCCAGTCTGCGGCAGAGGCGGCGCAGCGCGCTGGGGCAGCGGCAGAGGCGCACCCATGCCGTCAGTGACGTCGGGATTGACTTCCAGATACGGCCAATTGTTCGTGTTGGCCGTCTTCCACTGCATTTCATAGCCTTCAAATTGGCCTCCGTAGCCAATGAACGGCGCTTTGGGCGCCAGCGCCAGCATTTCGGCTTCTTGGCTGACCCAATAGTTGTACATGCGCTGCGCGTCCTTGGCGTTGCGCACCAAGCCGGACAGGTAGAGCTGTCCGTCCACTTCAAATTCATTCCCGACTACACGAACGACAGGTATCCACTTGCCCGCCCAATCACGCTCCTCAAGCACTTCATAGCCGTTGGTCTTGACCCATTTGACCTGCTTGCGATCAACCACGCGCTCGCGCAGCGGTTTGCCGAACATGGCGCCCATGCGCTTGTCGTCCTGGCTGTCTTTCCAGACCGAGATGTTGCCGGGGTAGAGACGCAGCGTCGCGCGCTTGGTTTCGTAATAGAAATATTCCGCGATGCGCACAGTATCTTGATCGATCCACTGGCTTAAGCTGGGGTCGCCGACGCCGTTCGACATCAGCGAACTGATCGGCGACGCGTCGGGGAACATGCGCTCGTAATCTTTACGATCGACATCTTCGGTGATGAAACAGAACCGAGCGTCCGCGCCACAGGGATCTTGGATTAGCGGGTCCATATAGACCGAAAACGAATTGCGGATGCGCCCGATCTTGATGTCCTGATCGAAGCTGTCATCGCGGCAGTATTCGGTCAGGATGCGGATATAGCCTTCGCCGTAGGTCACCTGATTATCGCAGGCCGTGTCATAGGCGACGTCGGCGTCGGAGATATACTCGATGTGCCGGACCATGCCGTCAAAGATCTGCGCCACCTCAACGTCGGCCTTGTCGTCAGCCGGGATCACCTTGCCGGTCGGCCGGTTCTGACGCTGCTCGTTGGTCACCTGCCGGACGTGCTGCGGCAGCTTGTTGATGGTCAGGCACGGGCGCGCGTTGATTGTCTGGCCCTGCACCGAGCCGCGGGTCGCCAGCACGTCGGCCGGCCACTGCCACTGGTTGTCAGGCGAGCCCGCCATGAAGCGCAGGTCGTCCAGCTCGTCCTCGCGGCTGTCGCTGTAGGCGGAATTGGCCATCGTAAACCGGCTGCGCATGAGCGCCAGACGGTCGGTATCGTCAGCCTCGGAGACTTTTCCTGCGGTCCTGACGTCGTTCGAGGCCATTATTTGCCTTTCTTGGCAGGTTTGGCGGCGGCGGCGCGTTTTGTCGCGTAGGCGATCGCGACCGCTTGCTTTTGAGGTTTGCCGGCGGCTATTTCGGCCTTTACATTAACCCGAAAGGCATTTTTGCTTGCTGATTTGACGAGCGGCATGGCCTAAGAGCCCATCCAAGACGTAGAGATCGAACCATACCCCTGCCGCGGTCGTCGGTCAACGTCTGGCCGGGCCTCCCTGTGCGCGACGGGGAAAGCGAAAGTAACCGCTATGGCGTCGGCGGCGTCGGGCGAGGCGAGCCCGCGGCTTTTCATGTCCTTCTTGCTCTCCAAAAAGATCGTGCCCTTGCTGTCCGGCTTCATGAGGGGTCCAATCAAGTCGGATTTCAGGTAGCGGTCCTTCGGGATCGAGGCAGTTTTCAGCCATTCGCGCATAGCCCCCCACATTTCGGCGCGCTTGTTACCCCACATCAGCGGGTTCCTCGACTTGATGCCGAAATTCACCCCCCGGATCTTGTACCGCTGCTCCTGGAGCCGGTCC